TTCATAAATTTCACCAGATTCAGACTTTGGAAAATACTCTTTGTCAATTCTATTATCTTGTATTCTATCAATGACATCTAATGCAATTTTCTGTATACTACTTGGCACTCTTTCTGATTTTTTCAAAGGTATTTCTGTTGCATCATAGTTAATAAAAGAATCTACATCTGCACCAGCCCAACCAAATATAGCTTGGTCATCATCGCCAGCTACCCATACATCACACTTTGTATCTTCTTGTATTTTATTAATCATGGCCCATTGTATCAATGATAGATCTTGTGCTTCATCTACAAAGATAACATCAAACTCTGGTATGTCTTTTGTATCAAGAAATTTTTGTATCATGTCTGTAAAGTCAATGAGGCCATATATTTTTTTATAGTTGTTTATCTCTTTTTCTATTGCATCTAATTTATTTCTTTCAATTTTAGATAAATGTTCATTAAGATCTAGTTGATCTAATACATCAATTTGTTTTACTCTTGCTAGATTTATTAGTCCTAGATACTCGCTATCTGATGAGAATATACCGTTCCAATTATTGGTTTCATATGATGCGTATTTAATTTGTATACCACAAGTGTCACCTATTGCTTTGTAGTTAAGATCCTGCATTACGTTTTCTTCTTTAAGACCTAGTCTATTGAATGCTAGTGAGTGTAATGTTTGAAAATATTTTATGTCTTTTTTTGTAAGTTCTGTTTTTATTTTTAAAAATCTATCTCTGGCCTCACCTGCAGCTTTACGAGTAAAAGCAAAGTAACCAATACGATCTAGAGGTACACCTTTATCTACATATTTTTGTACTTCGTTTAGAAGTCTTCTTGTTTTACCTGTACCTGGTGGACCCACTACTTTATATTTCATTAATAATTACTTTCTTTTCTTTCAACTGGTTTGTATTCTATCTTTTCCATATGTAGTTGTTTTAATCTACATACTTTAATTGTTTTACCATCAACATTTAACGAATGATTAAACTCAACTAAACATTTATCTTTTAACTTTTGTGCTATTCTTTCTTCTGGTATTTTCCAACTAGATCCTAGGTGATCTATAAAAGAATTAAATCTAAAGAAGTGATGACCTTCTTCTGTCAAACACGAACCGCTATTAATTTGTATTCTTTGTTTAGCTCTTGGACCATTGACACAATATTGATATAGTTCTTCGTTTAATCTATCTTCTATTTGTGTACCTGCTGGCGGTGATATTTTAGTAGAACCTTTTCTAAGTTCGGTAAGTTTTGCTCTAAAATCTTTTGGTTTTAATGGCTCATGATAGATACCTGTTTGCTCCCAAATTAAATCTAATAACTCTGTTTGTTTTGTAATTAATCTTCTGTGGTTTGCAATAACACCTTCTTTAGTTCCATCCGGTAATACAACATTAAATCTATATTCTGGTTCTGCATACATTATAATTTCAAAATCGGTGATGTCAGGAAACATTGTAATACTATCTGACTTAACACCAAACGGTCTTGAGAAACAAAGTGTACGCATACATTTACTTTGTATTGGATCTTCATAACAAGTATGACCTGCAGTATCTTTTTTCCATGCTGTTATTTTAGAATCTAATTTTGTTTTATCCCATGGGTCTTCTAGATAACTATAATTTGCTTTTGAAACTTGATCTGGCCACTTGTCTTTGTATTTCTTTTTAGCAAAGACCATGTAGTTATACATAAATCTATCTCTACCATCATCTAATTTTCTTTTAGAACACAAAGCTAAACATGGTGGACCATCTTCAAACTCTGGATCTGTTCCTACTAAAATATTTTTGTATGTCTCATCGACTAATTTTTCTAAATCTAATTTACCAATTTTACTTTGGTTAGCAACTTCTATAAATTTTTCTATATCTAATTTGTTGTTGTCTTTATCAACTGCATATCGTTTTGTGTTACCATTATTATAGTATGGTAAGTTTATAAAGTTTCCTGGTTTTATTTCTCCTTTGTCATCTTCCTTTAATTCTTTCTGTTTTGGAAAAACCTCTGTGTCAGGATCTAATCCAAGTGGCAGAAGAAAAGACTTCAGTGCCGAGATTAGATCGACAGCGGGTATCGGTTCTTTTAAAAACAAATAACAATGCAGTCCTCCGCTTTTAGATAACAATGGTATTAGTGGTAATTTAAATTGTTGAAATAATGCTAGATAATTTTCTACATTAAAACTTGAATAATCTTTTGAGTCTATATCAATACAACCAAACTGAACTGTTTTATCTAGTCTACATGGTTGTATACCAATAGATATCTTACCTGCAATGTGATCTTTGTAATCACCTTGTGTAATAGGTCTACCGGCCCATTCGTAGTTTGGTTTAACTTTGTTTTTGTCTGTATCTAATTGTGCCGAAGACATATCGGCAATACCAAAGTCGCCTTGGTATCCAGTAAATAATTCTATAAATTTATCAACCATAAAGATCCCGGGTCGGAGCGGCTCCACTCTCGCTTTGCCGCTCCTATCTGCTCCATAAGAGTAGAATTAGTAGTTAGATTCCTCTTCTTTTACAGTAGCAGCTTTTTGCTGACTGTTTTTTAAAGAGTTATAAAAATCTCTAGCCATTTGATATAGGCCGGCATCGTCTACTTTTCTTATCATAGACACATTATATCCATGCCAAGTAAAACTACCTGAGTTTTCAACAGAACCTAGTTTATAGATTCTAGAAAATGTAGGTGCTTGTAAAGATTTTCCCGTACTAGGATCGTTTTCAAATTCATTCTCCATTAAAGAATTCCATTGTCTACTAACCTTAAGCTGTGTTGACTTCATTGTCATCAAAGCTTTCTCTGGTCTCTCTCCATTAATAATTACAAAGTGATTTGCTGTTTTGATAATTTCATTTCCATTATCTAACATATCTTTGTTCTTATCATTTTGAGTTACCTTAGACATAACTCCAGGACCTCTGTCATTATGTACAGGTCTTCCTTCTCTACGTTCAAAAGGTGCCCATTCTGGGTATGTCATTCTGTAGAATACAGGAATAACTTCTATTCCTTTTTCTCCATTATACAATTTTTTAGTAACTGTATTATAGAACATACCGGCTTCAGCGCCTTCAACATACTTTGCATGTTTCTTTTTAGTTTCATCTGAACCTGATTGTAATAGCTTCAGAAAAGGTAAAGCAAGATCTCCTTTGTCTACATTTTCAAGACCCATTCCTGAATCTGCTACGAAGTCCAAAGTTGCTAATGATCCGCTTTCTTGTTTTGTAACGTCTCTTGTTTCTTCACTCATGTTATTTGTTCCTTGTTATTTTTGTTTTGTTTCCCTTAAACAGGTTAAAATGTTCAGAAGGTAAGTCTAATTCTTTTTCGACTCGCTCTCTGAATAGTGCTTTGAGAGTCATGGGTTCCACTTTAAGCTTTTGAACCGGTTGGTACCCATTGCTCTCGGCAAGGTTTGCATAATCGCTAGCCTTGTTATCTTCGTTTCGACCAAAGGAAACAGTGATTTCATTTTTAATCAAATCACCCAAGTCGTTGTTTCGAAGCCAGTTAAATGCGCCTTCCTTTTTATCTACAGGAATTGTTGCGCTATAAATTTCTTTTACCTCTATTGCAGAACCATCTTTTAGTTTCATGGTTTTTAATTTCATAGAGTCCATAATTTCTGGTATCACTTGTTGTGAAAGTTTATCAGCTTGTTGTTTTTTTCTAGATAATCTTTCTTCTTCAATTTTAATTTCATCTTCTAGTCTTTGTAGTTCTAAAACATGGCTAGATAATGACTCTACATTATTTAATTCATTTACTTGTTGAGGTGCATCCTCAATAAACATTTTTTCTAGGTTACTCATCTATCTTTCCTCTTTCATATAAGTTTATTTCTATTGGGTAGTATTGTCTTTCTTGTTTGTCCCATTTTAATAAATTGTATTTACCATTTGTCATGTCAGAAACAATCGAACATGTAACTCCAATAATTGCAGGATCACCTGTCAATAACAGATAATCATCTGAAGTAAAATCTTTTAGTAAAGTTCTTAATTTATAAATTAATGGACCAGGAGAAAAAATAATTTGTGATAACTCAGGAAGTAAAAATTTAAACTTACCATATTTACCTGCACCAATAATATTTATTTTTGGGCTACCTGTTTTTGTACCTGGTATTTCCTGTATTACGTAAACTATATTTTCTTTCATGGCTTGACTTCTATTTTATATTTGATATGTTGTCAACCAGAAAGAAGAAAATAAATTATGAATTATAAATTTAAAACTAAGCCATACGCACATCAACTTAAGGCATTAGAAATGTCTTGGGAGAAAAAAGCTTTTGCGTATTTTATGGAAATGGGTACAGGTAAATCTAAAGTATTACTAGACAATGTTGCAATGCTTTATGACAAAGGTAAAATCAATGGTGTCTTAATTGTGGCACCAAAAGGTGTATATAAAAACTGGTATAGTTCAGAAATACCTACACACTTACCGGATCATATAGAAAAAGTGTCCGTATTGTGGCAAGCTAATATTACGAAACAACAACAACAAAATTTAGACACATTGTTTAAAACAGGAACTGATTTACATATTTTATGTATGAATGTTGAGGCTTTATCTAGTA